TCAGAGCGACGGCGATGATGGTGCAGCGCGGCTTTTCCATAGCAGTTTCTCGTCGGGGTAGGGATCGGGATCGCGTGCGCCAGGCCAGAAGGGGCAGCGCTGCCTGGTCACGGCGAAGATGGGGCCGAGCGATCGCGAGTCGGCAATCAAGATGCCGGCGCCGCGGCGGCAGTAGGCTTTCCATCGTTCGTCCGGTGCGTTGATGTAGATGACCGGGTCTGCTTCCAGCAGGTGGATGACAAGCTGCGGCAGTGCGAGCGGATGGCTGAAATTGCTGATCAGCAGCGCCAGCGGCAAAGAGCGGTTCCGCCAGCGGCCTGCGACGCCAATAGCGCCGCCGGCGAACCGAACCTCCTGCGCCCACTCCAGCTGATCGGCGGGCAGTCCGAAAGACGCCGTCTCGGCGGCGTCGAGGTCGCGCGCCGTCCTCATGGGTAAAGGCTCCGATCCGCAAGCATCAGCTGGCCCGTGAAGTTCCGTGGACTCAGGAACGGATACAGCCAACCACCCGAGTTCACGCAGTTCCGGTACTGATAGGCGAACGAGTGAATCGTGTTCCCGCTGCGGCCGAGCAGACGCCACCAGGTGTTGTACAGCTCACCTTCAACCGTCTTGCCGCTACCGTCCGACGTGTCGGGTTCGCAAATGGTCTCCCACAGCGCCGATCCAGCGCAGAGGACCACCGCCGGCAGCGTTACGCCGGGATCGATCGTCGTGTTGTTCAGCGCATTGACTGTCGACCAGGACGGCCCGACGCCCTGATACGTTCGCCCGAAAGCCGGCTGGCTATAGCCGAGTGGCGTTCGCAGAAGCTGAAGAGGCTGGCGCCCAAGACTGTCGAAGGTGAGCCGCGCGTTGCTGTCGAAGACCTGCAGGCCGCTCCCGACCGTCGCGCGCTGATCGTCAGTGAAAAGGCTGAAGACATGTACGACCGGCTGTACGTTGGCCAGAAAGAACAAGGTCCAGTGCGTCCCGTTGTCGTTGAAGCCCGACCACCCGCACCCGTTGGGGTGCGTCGGCAGCTCGAACATCGGGAGCGGCGGGCTGGCGCTTACCGACTTCGGCACGATCACACGCCAGTTGCCGCTACCCGCTTTCAGCGAAACGGTCATGCTGTCCGCCGCTCCGCAGGCCAGATCGCTGGAATAGTTCGGCGTTTCCTCGGCGACGTATCGCCCCCTGTAGCCGTAAGCGCCCACCCTGTCGGACAGCAGCAACCGACCAGCAGCATCCAGGGCCTGGAATCCGTAGCTCATAGCGCGAACACGAAGGCGCGAACCTGCGACAAGCCCGTGCCCCACTCGGGTTCCAGCGTCGTGATGCGGGGCACACCGCTCGGATAGCTGATCGAGAAGAAGGCAAAGCCCTGGTACGGCACCGCCTGTATGAACACCTGTCGCCCAGCCAGGTCGGGATACTCGAACACCGCGCCCGCGTCACCGGAATGCAGAATCGAATCCACGAACAGAAGGTTGGAAGCCTCGCTCGTAAGCGTCACTTCGCCGTCCTCATCGTAAATTTCGATGCCGTAGCTCACAACGACAGGTCTCCGATCTTCACGCGCACGACGCTGTTGGAATCGAACACCTTGATGACACGGTTGCTGATCTCGACTCGTGCGCCACTTGCCGCGCTCTTGATGACCACGTTTCCGTTTTCGTCGACCGAGAACTTGCCTGCGATATCGATCTTGCCGCCCACGATCTCCGCTGCCTCCATGCGCAGCGCGGCCGTGATGGTGCCGGCCAGGATCTTGTTCGCTGCGATGGTCGGCTGCGCCTTGACGTAAGCGGTGCCCTGCCATTCGTACAGGCTTTGCTGCGTGCTGACGAAGACGATGTCGCCCATGTTGCTGGTCGGCACGTTGGCCACGACCGTCACGCCGCCTACGGCGGTGGTTATGGCGTTCGCCGGAAGGGACCACGGGCCGGGCTCGCCGCGGGTGTTGATGAGGCGGTACCAGTACCAGCGCTGGGCGTTGCTGGTGCCGACCGGGTCGGCGTAACGGCGCACGTTGCCGTCGACGATGTCGAGCTGGGCGCCGGCGGCGAAGGTCGCCGAAGGCGATCGCCAGATCTCGATGTAGCGGATGTCCGGCCGCAGATGCTCAGGCCACTCGACGACGATGGTGGTCTGGAACGCTGTGGCCGTGGGGTCGCCGGGCTGGCCAGGCGCCGCGGTGTCGGTGCCGCCCTGCACATCGACGCTCGCATAGACCCACGGCCCTTGATTGCGGCCCACAGGCGCCACCCGCACGTAGCTCATGCCGCGCTGCACCTGCATGGTGTAGCTCGGCGCCGTCGGCTGGCCGACAGGCACCCACGACGCGTTGTCGTAGCTGTGCTCCACCAGGTAGAAATTTCCGCCGACGGCGCCCGGCCACGACAGCGCCAGCGTGGGCAGATCCGGCGCGCCGCCCGGCACAGCCAGGATGTCGCCGCCGATCGAGGGCGTATCGGGGATGGTCGGCAGGTTGAACACCGGCGTTTCCGCCGGCGGGCTGCCGGCGTCGATATCGGCCATCTCGTCGGCCTCGATCACGAACGCCAGCTCGACCGTATCGGTACGCGGGCGGATCGGCGTGATCAGCCGCGCCTTGATCCACATCTTGTTCGAAGGCCCGAACACCACGTGCGCGCGCTCGCCGTTGGCGCCCACATAGGGCTGCCAGTCGTCGATCGCCTCGGCCAGCACGACGTGGTGCGCGTCGGTACCGGCGGTGACCTGGTAGGGCCCATGCATTTCGCCCCGCCGACCGCGGAAGGCAACGAAATGAGGCGTCGCGTCCAGAAACTCGACCGGGCGCTCCAGGGTGAGCACGCCACCGATATCGACGCCACCGTCGTCGTTTGCGCCAGTGAAAGCGACCAGGTCGCCGCCGCTCTGCCCCCACTTCGGCCGGCGGTGCTGTATCGCGCACAGCGTGCCAGGGCGAGGAATCAGCCCCTCCTTGCCGGTCGACAGCGTGATGACGGCGCGCCGGTACCGGTTCGCGCCGGCCATGTGCATGCACTCGCGCCACACATGCAGGCGCTGCACGGCGCCGAACAGCTTCAGGCGCGCGGGCTGCTCGGCCGCCGAGTCGGCCAGCTTGGCCAGCACCCGGTTTTCCGACCAGGTGTTTTCATCCATGTAATCGCACTCGACGGCGTCGACCGTCTCGCTGCTATGGACGATGTAGCGCACGCGCATCGAGCCGCGCACGATGTTCCGGTCGCTGAACAGCATCGCCGGCATCGTCGACGGCGTGTCGCGCACGAAGAAGAGCTTGGCGTACTGGGTGTAGGGCGCAGCGCGGCCGACACGCGCGGCCAGCGTCAGCGCCTCCCACAGCGTGCCCTTGGTGTCGTGCACGGCGTCGTAGCGGTCGCCGCGCGATTCCCACAGCGCGGCCAGCTCGTACAGCGTGCTCAGTTCGATGCGGCTGTCCGGCAGGCGCCCGCCGTACTGTGCGCGTGCCATGTCGGCCAGCGCCCACGCCGGGTTGCGGGTGGCCACCGGCGCCGGCGTCCAGCCGGTTTCTGGGTGCCAGGTGCGCAGGTAGCGCTGACCGATCAGGTTGATACGGCGCGCGCTCTGCTCGCTGATCTGGTTGCCGGCGCGCAGTTGCAGCGCCAGCATCGTCACGTCGCCGTAAGCCTGGTTTCCGGGGTGATAACCGCGTACGCCTGCCCAGTGCAGGTCACTGGTGCCGCGGGTGCTCGTTTCGGGGTCATTTACCCGAGTCAGGCGCACGCGATAGCGGCCCAGTGGAACCTGTTTCGTCCAGCTGAAGCGCTGTGCGGTGTTCGTCGCCTTCGACACGGAATGCGTCGCGAGCTGAAACCACGCCGCCAGCGGGTTGCCGCTGTCGTCGATCTGCTGGGCGTCGACCGTGAACGTGGCCGTACGCGGGTCCATCGTGCCGTCGTCGCGGAACCAGTACAGGCCCTTCGGGCACACCACGTCGTAACCGATGCGGTCGATCACGGTGCCGGGCTCATTGACCGCGAACGGCCCCAGCGTCTCGTCCTTCTCGGCCTTCTGGCCAGCGACCTCGCCTGACGTGCTGACGTTGGCCGGGAACAGCGTCACCGTGCCGCCCGGCGGCACGATCTGCCAGACCACACCGGTGAACGGCGAATCGGACCGGTAGTAGCCGTCGGCGCCCAGGGTGCCGGTGATCACCGTGTCCTCGATCCTCAGCTGCTCGATCGCCACCTGGCCCTGCGACACACAGAAGAGCTGAAACAGATCCTGCTCGTTGTCGCGGAACTCGCCGTAAGGGTCGGCTGCGTAGTCCGGGAAGATCAGGTGGCGGCCGTACAGCACGGGAATCGGCTGGCCGAGCCTCGCGCTGTTGCCCTGCGCCTGCAGCGTGTATGTCGGGCTGGGCGAGGCCATTGCGCGGCTGGTGGCTGCGGCCGGCTGCTTCGGCGAGGGCAGAAGCAGGTTCAGCAGCGAATTCACAACCATGCCCTTGACCACGTTCATCGCGAACGTGCCGATCTGGGCCCAGATCGAGCCGCCGCCGGTGGCCACCGCCAGCACCGCTTGCATGACCAGGTTCAGCGGATTGCTGCCGCCGCCGCCCTGCAGCACGCTGCGGAAGATCACGTGCTCGCCGGCCTCGACGCGGCGCGTCGGCCACTCCGCGCGGCCGTAGTACAAGCCGTCGATCGAGCACACGAAGGGCAAGCCATGCGCGCCGACCTTGTAGCGCCTGACCAGCGTTGCGATCGATGCGGGCTTGCGCAACGCGACCTCGCGCACCGTCACGCTGGGCGCGAGCGCACTGGCGCTGATTGTCATCCGCGCAAACGGCTCGCGGCGAGTCACAGCGCGCTCCGGTGGCGGAAGCACACGACGCGGCCGAAGCCCTGTGCCGGCAGCTCGTGTGCCCGCGAGAAGATCACGCCCATGCCGCGCACGCAGTGCAGCAGGCCGCCGCCATCGACGTCGACCCACACACCGATATGCCACGGGTAACGGATGTGCCACACCTCGACGCCGTCGCCCTCGGCAGGGCGGTCGACCTCGATCCAGTCGCAGCGCTCGGGGTGCGTGCGGAAGGCCTCGATGTACTCGCGCGGCACGTCTTCATCGGCCTGCACCGGCCCGATCTCGCGGCCGAAGTGCTGGCGCTGCACCATGCGGAAGAAGTTCCAGCAGTTGAAGGCGTCCGGCCCCTCGCCCCCTTTTTCCCACGGCAGGCCGATGTACTGCTCCGCCCAGTGTCCCGGCCCTTTCATCGACGCAGCCCCGGAAAGCGCTGGCGCGTGTAGTCCTCGCGCGGGAATGCCTTGTTGCTGAAGTCGCCGAAGCCCACCACGACTTCGATCGTCATGTCGCCGGCACTCACGTCGAACACCTCCATGTTCAGGATCGGCAGCTGCGGCGCGCTGGTGTCCAGATCCAGAAACGTGCGGTAGGTCACTTCCGCCACGGTCGGCAATTGCACAGCCGGGCCCAACTCGTCCTCGATCTCGCCCGTCGCGTTGTCGATCGTGATGCGCATGCGCATCTGGCCGTTCTCATCGACCGCGGGCATCTCCGCGCCGAACGACGTACCGATGAACTCGACGGGTGTCGAGGCATCGAGCGGCGCATCGGCTTCGAGCGTCAGCACGTGGTTGCGATGGCTCAGCACCAGGCGGATCGGCTGCGTGAAGCCGGGGTGGCGCACTTCGAGCGTGTGCAGTTCCACCGCGCTGGCGCTGGCATAGGCTTCCTGCAGGGCTACGTCGATATCGACCGGCATGTCAGCCCCCCAGCAGCGCATCGAGCGCGGCTTCGGTCATCAGCGGCAGGGTGCGAATCTCCAGCTCGCAATTCACCATGAACACGCCCTTTTCGAGCATGCGCGGGCGCGGTGCGCGAGTGAAGCGCACTTCCTCGACCGTCACGCCCCGCGGCGTGGCCACCGGCATTTCGAACCAGTCGGCGCCGTCGTTGATCTTGTAGCGATACCAGGCATTGAAGATGTCGCATTCAAGCTGGCTGAACTCCATCGTGCAGCGCACCGGTACCGGATTGCCGGGGTCGCGCGGCACCTGGCGGGCGGCGCCCACCTCCATGTCCGTCCGGTTGAAACTCGTGACCGGTTCGAGGTCATAGCCGTCGCGCACACGGATGCGCCCGCGAAGCAGTGTCGGGAACGATTCCATCAGCAGCCCCTCAACTCAGCCCGGCGGCGCGGTTGCCGCCAAGCGTGTCCTGTATCGCGCGCGACATCGGGCCGTTTTCCGCCATGTCTTCGGTGAAGACCTGCACCACCATCTGGCGGCCGTCGAAGCGTGCCTGCGAGCCGGTCGCACGCTGCGGCGTGCCCTGATTGATCAGCTCGACCTTCACGCCCATCGCCGCGCCGCCATTCTTGGCGTGGCGCGGGTCATCCTCGGTCAGCACCTCTTCGCCGCGCTTCAGGATGGCGGCCACCTCGTTGCCTGCGATGCCGCCGTTGTGGAAGCGCGGGGCGCCGATCCACACGCGCGGATCGACCATGCGGCCACGCGACATGCCAGCGCCAACAACGCCGCCCTGGTGGAAGAAGGAACCGAAGAAGCTGCCGATGGCGTCGAAGAAGCCACCGCCTCCACCACCGCCGCCCGAGCTGAAGATGCTGCCGAGCGACGACAGCAGGCCGTCGAACAAGCTGCCGAAGCCGCCGGTGATCTCGCCGAACAGCTGGCCCAGCGTGTCCATCCAGCCGCCGAACAGGTCGCGCAGCTGCGTGCCGATATTGCCCAGCACGTCGCCGATGCCCGGCGTGCCCTTCAGGTCGCCAGGCAGGATGCCTTGCGCGCCCGCGGCAGCAGCGCCCGCGCCATCAGCGTTGCGCACCCACAGCGCCCGCTCGCGCGAACTGCCATCGACGCCCAGCGCCCGCGAAATGACGCGGCCCAGCGTGTTCTGCTGACCGTTCGCATCCTTGCCGAGTGACTGATTGATCGCGTTCAGCGTGTCTTCTGCCGCGATCTCGGCCAGCGATCGGCGGATCGAACGGCCCACGTTCAGGAACGCTTCGCGGATCACGTCCGCGGCCTTCGTGCCCTTCTCGCCGATGCTCTCGAAGATGTCGGCCAGGCCTTCCTGGAACGCGGCGTCAATGCTGTCCGCGGTTCGGCGGAACCGCTGCTCGATGAAGGTCAGCGTGCTGTCCAGCTTGTCGGCTTCCACGCGCAACGCCGCGGCGGCGCGGGCGGCGTTCTCGGCGAAGATGCCGCCCGCCTCGGCGATACGGTCGTACTGCTCGGCCTGCGCGCGCAGCCCTTCGGCCGTGCGGCGGTTGGCCTCGGCCAGGTAGTCCTGCGCCTGGCGCTCGGTGATCTCGCGCCGCTCGACGGCGAGGCGGATGCGGTCCTGCACCTCGCGATAGCCCTCGGCCACACGGGTGCGGGTGCGCTCCATCTCGGCCAGGCGTTCGGTCGTTTCGAACAGCCGCAACTGCCGCTCGATGTCGTCGCGATCGCGCTGCGCCTTGATCTGCTGGGCCTGCGCCTGCTCGATCGTGCGCTGCGCGTCGGTGCGGCGGTCGGCAATGGTCTGCGCCTGCACGTCCGTCTTCGGCGTGATCGCGTCCAGCTTCCGCAGCAGCTCGCGCTGCGCATCGATCTGCGTCTGCTGGCGCGCCGTCTCGGCCGAGAGCGCCGCATCAGCGATCTGCCGCCGGCGGTCGAGGTAGGTCTGCAGGTCGGTCAGGCGCACGCCATAGCTTTCCTGCAGCGCACGCTCTTCCCGGCGGGCGGCGTCCAGCGCCAGCTCTGCTTCGGTGTCGAATACGCGGCGCGCGCTCGGTATCGGCTGCGCGAGCCCCTTGCGCGTCTGCACCTCGCGCGCTTCGGCCAGCTTGCGCACCAGCTCCTTTTCCAGCTTGTCGTACTCGGCGGTACCCTGCAGCAGCGCGTACTTCGTCCGGAACTCGGCGAGATTCCGTTCCGCCTTCTCGATCTGCGAAAGGTTCTTCGCGATTTCGCTGCCGATCTCGCCTTCGAGCCGCTTGCGCTGCACGGCCATGTCGGCCAACGCCTGCATGCGCCTGTCGTCGCCCCACAGACCTTGATCCGGCATACCGGTACCGGACTGCGCGATCAGCTTCTGCAGTTCGGCGGCGTCGGCTGCGACCTGCCGGCGCAGTGCTGCCGCATCGGACCGCTGATACAGACCGCCGCCGCGCTCCAGGCGGTCGGCCTCGGCGCTGTTGGCGGTAATGTCCTGCCCCAGCCGTTGCATGCGCGCTTGCGGCGTCTTGGCCTCGTAGCTGAACGCGTTCCGCGGGTCGAGAAAGCGCAGATAGCCCTTGTAGCCCTCGGTCATCTGGCCCCAGAAGCCTTCACCCGACTTGCGCGCGGCTTCCATCGACCGCGAAATGTCGTCGAAGGCATCCGACAGGATGTTCAGCTGGCCCTTGATCGCATCGCCGATGCCCGACTCGGCGGTGTTCTGCTTCAGGCGCTCCCACGATGACGCGAAGCGGTTGATTGCCTGCTGCGCGCCGTCGGCCGCGGTCACCACGCTGTCGCCCAGCTCGGCGCGCACGCGGGCCGCGAACTTCGGCAGGAAGTCGCTGGCGATCACCTCGCCGCGCTCCAGCATTTCCGACAGCTTGCCCTCGGTCACACCGATGGCCTGCGCCGCCAGGCGGAAGGCACCGGGGAACTGGTCGCCCAGTTGGCCGCGCAGCTCTTCCGCCTGCACGGTGCCCTTGGACATCATCTGCGCCAGCGCGCGCAGCGCACCTTCCTGCCGCTCGGCAGAAAGGCCCAGCACCGAACTGGCCTGTGCGATCGACTCGAACACCTCGCGGGCGCGGGTGCCCTCAAGCGCCGTGCCGCGGGCCGACGCCATGAACTGCACGTAACTGCGCGACAGCGATGTCAGTTCGAGGCCGAGTTCGCTGGCCTTTTCGCGGGTGTAGGCGAGGTCGTTGCCCGCTTCACGGCCCAGCGCGAACTGCACGCCGGCCTGGAAGTTGTCGAGCCGGCCCTGCGCGCGCAGCAGCTCGGCGCTGATGTCGCGAATGGCGATCGCCACCTGGCGCACCAGCAGCACCGTCGCGCCCACGTCGGCCAGATCGCGAGCGAGGCGGCGCGACGCTGCCGCGGCATCGTCGGTGTTGCGCTTGGCCACGTCGGCGCTGTCGGCCACCTCATCCAGGCTGCGTGCGGCCTGGTCGATGCCGCCGGACGTGTTCCCCACTGCTGCGGTGCTCTGGCTCAGGCCGTTGAGCGCCGTCTTCACCTCAGCAATGCTGGTCTTCAGATCGCCGAGTGCGCGCTGCATGCCGCCCAGGTCGCCGCCGGTGGCGGTGCTGGGCGTGCCCTGCGTGACGGCCGCGATGGCGCCGCGAACTTCCCCGAGCGCCTTCATTGCCTGGTCGTACTTGACCTGCAATTCCAGCGAGAGGGTGTTCTTTACGTCGGCCACCAGGTCACTCCAGGGGTTGGTCGTTCGCGAGCGCTTCCAGCATGTCTGCCGTCTGCATCAGATCCTTGCCGTCGCTGATCACCGACTGCGCCGCCTTCGCCGTCAGCAGCATCTGCCGGCGCGAGGCCTCGGCTTCGGCGCGGCGGATCGCGCCCAGGTACAGCGCGATCTCCGCCAGCGTGTAGTCATCTATGTCGCCGCGGCGGTGGCCGTGCTCGATGAGTCGCTGCCAGGTGTCGGCCCAGCGCTCGCCGCGACGGCTGCCGGCAGGTGACCGATGCGGCCCAGCGCCGCCTTGATCGCCGGCGCCAGGCGCTGCACGAAAAAATCCATGTTCACCGCCACCACCTCGGCGATGAGCTGAACCATCTCGTCCGGCTGCAGCTCGCCCAGCCACTCTTCGGGCTCACCAGTGGCCAGCGCCACGGCCGCGATGCAATCCGGGCCGTGCCACATCACCAGCTCCAGCCAGTTGGCGCGCGCGAAGTCGATGCCCGCGAGGTCGGCCGTGCCGTCCTTCACCGGTGCGGCGGCATGCGCGATCGGCAGCACCGCCCGTGCGAAGGGGCTGAGGTGCTTCATCGTGATCGGCGCCACGCGCACGGCGCGGTCGCGGATCTGCACGGTACTGCCCTCGCGCAGCAGCACCGCCAGATCGTCGTTGGTTTCGCTCATGTCGATCAGCCCGGCAGACGCAGGCGACCGAACTGGCCGAGGTCACCGCCGGCGGGCTTGGTGCTGTCGAGCAGCGCCGCACCGGCCAGACGGTAAGACGACAGACCCCGGCCCTTGAGCGGGAAGCTCTGCGCGGGGTCGAGCGCCACGCGATACAGCTCGGCCGTGACCGGCTTGTTGTTGTCCGCCAGGTTGATGCCCTCGATCACGATGTAGCGCTCGGGCTGCGGCGAGGCGAAGATCGCGATGTCCTTCGTGCCGCCGTGCGCGTAGCTCACCTTGAACGGCTCGACGTAGGGGCCGCCCGTGGTCTTGTCCAGAACCACGATGCTGCCCTGCTTGTTCCACTGGTACTGATTCGCCGGCAAGGTCTTCGGCGAGCCCGTCGAATCCACCACCACCACGCTGCCGGTGATGTTGCCCTTGCTCAGCTTGTTGGCGCGGTTGAGCGTCACCGTCGCCGGCAGCGCCTCATCGGTCACCGTGCCGCTGGCCACCGTGCTGGTCGTGCCGTGCAGCACCAGACCGGCGGTGTTCTCGTCCAGCTCGCGCATTTCCATGTTGAAGTTGGACTTCTTCTCGGTCGTGATGCGCGCGGCGGTCAGGCTGTTGCCTGAGTCGGCTTCCACGTATTCCTCGACCGACGTGCTGAGGTCCAGCGCAGCCGACTCGGTGAAGCCGACATAAAAGCCGTTGATCGGGTTGCCCGAGCCGTCACGCTCGTACACCCACACCTTGCCCTGAATGGCGATCTGCATGGCAGTGCTCCTCGGTTACGCCTGGTCGCAGCGCGATCAGGCTTGTTCGGTAGCCGGCGCCTGGCCGACAACGCCGTTCGCACGCAGCCAGTCGGCCACGCGCTTCGGCACGGTGAGGGTTTCGCCCTTCTTGAGCGGCTTGCCCTCGTGTTCGTGGTCAGCATCGAGCACGACCTTTTCGGTCGGCTGCGCCTGTTCTTCCGGTGCGGTCTTGCTCATGGCTTTCTCCTGATGTGAAAACGCTTCACTGACCCTGAACCGCGGTGAAGCTCGCGGTGATCAACTCGATCTCGACGCGGTGGCACAGCACACCGCAGAACATCACGTGATCCATCGTCTTGAGCGACGGGCCGTTCAGCCCCTCGCCAAAGGTGGCAACGCCGGGCAACGCCAGCGCGTCGTAGCTGCGGAAGGCCTGGATGACGGTGTCGGCCAGCGTGGCGAACACGCCTTCGCTGTCGCGTGCGTCGTCGACTGCGCGGTAACCGACGGCGGCCCAGGTGTCGCGGCGTTCGTCGGGTGCGGCCGGCTCCATGCCTCGCCAGCTCACGTACCAGCCCTGCAGGCGATCGCCCTCGGCGAAGGCGCTCACGTACAGCGCCTTCAGCTTCGCGTTGTCGTTGATGAAGCGCTCGCGGTCATGCACCGGGCCGATGCCGGCGACGCCGGCCACCTTGGCCACTACCGCAGCGCGCACGGCAGCGACGCTCATGACTTGTCACCCAGTGCCTGCTGCAGGCCTTCCATCACCGCGTAATTCAGCAGCTCGCCGGCTTCGCGGCGGCGGGCGGCGAAGGCGCGGTTGAACATGCCGACACCCAGGGTGCCGCGGCGCTTGATCGTCATCGCGATGGCCCATGCGGCGCGCGTGGCCTCGCGGCCGGTGAGGCCCAGCTTCTTCTCGGCCCACAACTTGATCGGCGCCACCGGCGGCATGTGCGGGCGCGTACCCACTTCCACCGGCACCGCGTAGGCCAGCGAGGTGCCGACCACACCGGTCACACCCAGCCCCGGACGCACCTCGACATCGCTGCCGATGCTCGCGCGCAGCGTGCCGAAGGCGGTCGGGGTCTTGTCCTGCACGTCGCTCGCCAGATCCTGCATCAGGCCGGCCATGCGCCGCGCCACGGTGCGATCGACGACATCGGGCGCGCGCTGATAGGCGCGGTCGAAGCGGGCGATGTCGCGCGCGTCGACGATGATCTGCAGCGCACTCACCGCCGCAGCCTCCGCGGTACCAGCCGCTCGGTGGCCGGCACGCCGGACACCACCACGCCGGCCGGCGGCAGCACGCCGGCAGCGGCCGGCACGGCGTCGCTGTACTGCTTGCGCAGCGACTTGGCGCGGTAGCTCCATTCGCGGGCCGGGTGCGACTGGTCGGACGCATCGCCGGCCATGCTCACCGGCGTGTCGTTGGCGTGGCGGGTGGCTTCCTGGTCAGCCAGCAGCGAGGCGGCCAGCATGGCCACCGCGTGGCGGTGCTCCAGCGGCACGGTATCGACCGCGTCGGTCACCTCATGTGCGCCGGTGAAGGTCAGCCGCACGTTGTGGCCGGCCGTGATCGCATCCACGAGGCCGATCGCTTCGCCGGTCGGCGTGCCGTAGGTGCCGTACTGGTCCGCGGCGAGCGTGAGTCGCGGAAAGCTGCCCACCGGGTACTCGACATCGAGCAGGCGCGAGGCCAGCGAAACCCAGCCCGTGGGCAGCGGCAGCGTGTGGCCGCCGGTGGCCGTCACATCTTCGACGCGCGACCGGGGGCGATCCTTGCTGTAAGTGGCCAGCGCAGACGCAAACGCCCTGTCGCGCGCCGCGTCGTCAAACGAGGCGCCCGGCAGGGCATCGGCAATCAGGGCATGGAAGTCGGTACGCATGCCCGCATCGTCGCGCGCGCGCGACTATCGGTACATGCTGAACGCGGACGGCGCGGGGCTTGAACTTAGTCGAAATTCCCTTTGTTGATGGAGTGCAGCAAATGCATGTGGAAGCTTGCTGACTCGGGGCCGCCCCACAGTCCGTATCCGCTATCAGTATCCGGGTAAACGTAGCCGTCCATGAGTATGCCCGCCCCCGGATTCTGAAGACCCGCACGCGCAGAGACGTAATCGAGGTAGTCCGCGGCCGCACGTAGATCGCCGTCAGTACGGCCCGGTGACATCGCAAGAGCATAGGCCGCGGCGATCCAGTTTCCCACGATGCCACGGCGCTCAAGTTGTTTCGACCACTTGAGTTCGTCGAGCTGGCGGCCGTTGCTGTATTCGAGCGCGAACTGACGCGCATCCGGCAGCGACGGCAGGCACGGGTAGATGCTGTGCGCGTGCAGTGCGACGCCGATGTTATAAAAATGATAGGCGGCCCTCATGTCCTGCACTGACTGCCGGAGCGCACCGCCGGGCGTCTGGTAGCTGTAACCCATCTTGTTGGGAATGCCAGCTGTCGTCGTGTAACCCGCCGCGAAGCGCGCTGCAATGCGGTCCAGCGTCGCCTGCCGCGTGGCGTCTGCAGCCAGCGCCAGTGACCGGCAAAGGAAAAGCATCGCAGTCGCTTCGGCGTTGTAGTTGTCGGCATCGGAATAGCGCAACTTGACCTGACCGCTGCCGCCGCTCGTGACCTCCATCTGGACCGCGAAATCCGCCATAGCGTGGATGTACGACGTAACGGTTGCGGCGGTCGTCGTCAGCCCGAGTTCAAGCGCCTTTTCACGGATGATCGGGAGGCAGCCACTGTTTGGCCCCATGAATTCGAGGCCGAGTTGCGACGAGGCGTGATTCCACTTGTCGTGCCACGTCGTCGCGTTGCTAGGCGTGATGTTGTACTCGGCACACCACCGCTGGAACAACGTCAGCGCATCGCGAACAGGCGCCTCTCTACCATCGTCCTCAGCCATCACCATCCAACCGAGTGCAACCGATCCCCAGTAGGTCTTTGACGGATCGGACAAGCCAATTGCGGTCCATGACTCGATGAGCCGCCGCGAGCTGTAGCGGATGGAGCGCAGGATATCGCTACGCGGCGCGGAGTTAGCGCGAGCGATGATCGGGTTGTGGCCACGCAGGCCTGCGTTTTCGAGTGTGTCGTAGCCCGCGCTGTAAAAGCCCCCGAAGGTGAAGTAGGCGCCGGCAGCAATCGTGACCGGATTTTTCGACCAGCCCACGCTAACGTAATTGCCCTCGAAGTTCTGGAGGGGCGTGTGATCCGTAAGGCGAAGTGCGGTGCTTTCCTGCTGTGCAGACGTAATGCCTGTGCAGAGGGATGCGCCACTCGGATATGCATAGCCTGCCCACCCGTTCGTCGTGTTGTAGGTCGGCGTCGGGGCGGTGCTGTTAATTATCTCGTGATAGATGCGCATCCCGTGATTGCCGGAAGCGACCTGGGAAGCCACTTCGACGCGGGATACGTATCGCGCCAGATTGTTTGCGAACTGCTTTACACGAGTTTTGACCGTCACGCCGGTGGCTGATGACCAGGCGAACCGACCTTCAACCTCTTGAAACACTACCCCGTAGCCCGGGTTGCTGGCGCCGATCCGGCTGGATGACAGCGCGGTGACATCGCCTGCCGTGTGGCTGAACTTATTGACGCCCGCGAGCGTAAACCTGTGAAACAGTCCGTTGCTGATGCTGTTGTAGTTGGCATTTGCGCGCGAGGGATCGCGCAATATCTTCGGGAGCCAGGCGGTTGAGTCTGCCATCCGGCTCATGAGTTGCGGCGACTGCAGAACCCACAGCGTTGCAGTTTCAGCTGTGAACGTAACTCCCTGGGAATACGAAGCAGGACGGCCGCCTACAGCGACGGTGAATGTCTTGACTTCGCTCGGCCCAAGATCTGTGAGTATCCAGAGCGAGCCCCGACGCACAGAACCGTCCGGCCATGACTTATCGACCTCCTCCCATGTAGCCGGGTCAACTGCATATTCCCACTGGCACGGCACCTCCGCGCCAGATGCAGAAAGCACGCGCAGATAGGCTGGATCATGACACTCGCCAGGTTGGAAACTAACGCGAATCTCGACCGGCTCATTCAGCGAAGTGATCGCGAGCGGGTTTCGGACGGACACATGCTGGCCGGTGCCAGCCCGCATCTCCTGACGAATTGGCAGACCAGCTGCCACCACAACCTCCGCCGCCTGCCGCGCCCCCATCCGCGGACTGAGCCGACCGAATACATCCAGCCCGCTCACGGCTTCACCTCATAGCCGCCGGCGGTGACCTTCGATGCTGCGCTCGCGCCCATTGCCTGCAGCTTCACGCCCTGAAAGTCGGTGATGTTCAGGCCGAGGTGCGCCCAGTTGCCCGCGGCCAGCGTGCTGAGAACGGTGCGGGCGGGAGCGAAGACCAGGTCGCCTTCGACCATGAGGCTTGCCGGGGTGATGTCGCGCCAGGGGGCGGCTTCGGATACGCGGGCGAGCACGCGGAAGTCGGTGAAGGCGGCGCTGCCGGTGTTCTCGATGTCCAGGTGCAGCACGTCGAGCTGGGCGACATCGAAGGAGGCGATGTCCTGCAGCGAGGCCGACAGCGCCTGATTTACGGACGGGAATTGGGTCTTGAGTTGCACGGCGTGCCTCCGGTGAGGTGCCGGGGCCCCGCAGGGTGCGGCCGATGCCGCACCCTGAGCGTGCCACGGTCACAGAGAATTGTTCGAAGGGCCGTTGCGGGAGGGCTCCCCATGCACCCGGCAGCGCGGCACGGCCTACACCGCGCCGCCAGGGCATGGATCACTGCGCCTGGTCGTATGCCTTACGCCACCACGTGCTTGCGCATGCCGCGGAAGTCGATCGGCGTGCCGCTGTAGATGTGGCGGATCTTGTAGGTCAGCTTGTCGTTGCTGAACATCGAGCCGACGTTGGGCATGTCCTGCACGAACAGGTCGGGCGTGCGCTGACCGTCAAGGAAGCCGATTTCGATGGTCGGGCAGCGGCGCGGATCCGCGACGAGTGCCCAGTCGTTCGCGTCGGTCCAGTAGTTGATCGGGATCACTTCGGGATTCAGCGTCTGGACGTAGGTCTTGTCGTTGTTGGTGCCGCGCACGAACAGATTGAATGCGGTTTCCTGCAGCTCGAAAGGCACCAGCGCAAAAGCGGGGCCGGTGTTGATCTTCTTGCCGCTGCCGGCTCGCGTCTGATTCACCATCGCCAGGCGCGCCGCCGCAACGCTGGTGGCATCCATTGCGGTGGTGCCCAGGTTGTTGTGCGAGGCATGGAACAGCGCGACGCCGTCATAGATGGTCGGGTTCGTCCGGATGAAGTCGAACACGAACTCGTACAGCGTCTGCAGAGCTGCGCCTGCCAACTCCTGCGGGATGCGGCGCAGCGCACCGACGTCGTCGTTGCGGATGGCCTCCATCGTCACGTCTTCGGTACCACCGCGCTTACTGAGCGTGTAGCTCGCCTTCTCGTCGCTGGGCGTGGTGAGCGCGGTATAGCCGGCACCCTGATTCACGGCCGGCAGGTTGCCGTAACCGCCGATGCGCGTGATCTCATTGGCGCGGAAGTCGAAGCGCGGCACAACGGTCACAATGCGCTCCCACGCCTGCAGATCTGTATCGCTCTCGTACATCGCCACGAGGGAGCGCCGCATCGAGTCACCGAGCACATTCGCGAAAGTCGTGGTGCTCACCGACTCGACGAAGCGGCTGCCGGCCGCCTCACGCAGGCGCGACAGGTCCGCATTGCGGATATCGCCTGTCACACGGCGATCGCCGGTGATCTCGATGTAGCACTCCTTGAACGACTGCACATCGCGATGGTTCTTGTGCTTGGGGTCGAAGAAGGCGTCGAGCATGTCGGCGATGACCACGCTGCGGTCTTCCACCTCGACCGAATTGAACGGGATGATGGGCTTGCCGGATTCGGTGAAGCGGCCGAGATACTGGGTTTCGGCCTCGATCGCGGCGGTCACGTCGGCCTCGACGAAGCGCTCGCGCGCTGCGAAGTCGGCGATCAGCTTGTCCTTCGCCGGCTGCGGCAGCTTGCTGGCGCCGATGGTGGCGCGCGCGGTGGCGCGGGCCTCGATCATGCGCACCTGCTCGGCCAGCTGCTCGGGCGTGACGCCCGACGCGATCGAGCGCGTCGTGGCTTCGGTGTAGCGGGCCAGCACGACATCTTCCGGCGTGTCGTCGGTAATGTCCGCGGCGAGGTCCGGGCGCTTGGCGCGGATGGCTTCGATCATGCGGGTACGCATAGTGTCGTGCTCCTGTGATTGCTTTGCTTCGACCATGCGGATCAGTTCGCCGCCGGCGCCCGGCTCGACGATCAGATCCACGGAATTGATTGCCTTGAACTTCGTGGCTTCGCGAAAACGCTTGCCGCCGCGCGTGACCTTCTTCGCGTCGCAGTAGGCGTCGATGCTGAAACCGAAGAGGCCGGAAAGGCCGCGGGAGTGCGCCTCACGAAAACGCACGGCGATGGCGCCCTCGGGCTCGATGAGCCGCAGCGTGGCCTGTATCTCGCCGACCTCGGGCGATGCGCCCTCGACGAAGCGCGGCGCGGTCAGGCCGCCGATGAGCTTGTTCACATCCTTGCCGCTGCCCTTGATGTGCTCGTCGTCGCTCTTCACGAACACGCGGGCACCTTCGAACATCGGCGCGGCCTCGCGCAGCACCGCGGCCGGGTAGACGTTGCCGTTGGCTGACTCGCCGGCGCGGATGACGCGGATCAGCCACTCGCCCTTGTCGGCGGCGGCCTCGATCACGCGGCCGACATCGACCGACTCGACCACGCGCACCGGCACATGCTGCTGCACCACTTCTTCCGGGGCGCCGAGCTGCACGGTGTTGTCGTCGGCGATGGTGTAGGGGTAGGCCTTGAGCCGCCCGCCCTCGTCACATACCACGACGCGGTCGGCGTACCAGGCGACGATGTCTGCCCAGTCGCGGCCGTTGGCCTTGGCCACCGCAGCGCGCACCAGGTCGAAACGGGCGCGCAGCTCGCCGGCCGCAGCTTCAACAAGGCGCAGACCGCGCAGGCCCTCGGGCGGGATGGTCTTCACTTCGCCGATTCCTTCAGCGCGCCTTCGAACTTCTGGCCGTCTTCGGTCACGACGACAACGCGGCCGTCTTCATAGACCTTGTGCGACAGCACTTCCTCGGCCTTCACCGCTACGTGCTTGTCCGGCTGCGGCTTGCCGTCTTCGTGCGGCGGCTGCGGCACCGCGCGCTTCACCAGCGCGGCAGCCTGCTTGGCAGTCAGTTCGGGCTTGGCTGCGTCAGCGGCCGGCGGGGTGGACTTCGGGTCCGATGCACTCATGGGTGGCACTCCATCGCGGTTTGAAAAGCGAACGGGTGCCAGTGTGGGCAGGGGCGAAACGGGCGTACATGCTGAACGCGTTCAGCAGCAGCGAGGGGAAGGCGGGCGGGGGATTAAAGCGGCGGGTCAGGCTATCACAGCCTTGACTGGCCCGGCGCTGACCATCGGATCGAGGCAGCGGCGAGCGATGGCTGGCGCCTGTCGTCTGCGGATTTCAAGCGCGCCCAGGCGTATCGCGACAGCCCGCTTCGACAAAGAAATGTCGTAGTGGGGCCTGCGCGTGATGGGCGGCCCCTGATACCAGCGCCGGGACACGCCGATCTTATCCGCCATTGCGTGCAGCTCGTCCAAGGTGTCGGCAACCATGTGGCACATCACCATGCGGCCATAGCGCGCACGCATGTCATCGACGTAGACCGGCATCAATCGTCATCCGCGGGCCGGTACAGCGCCACGCATCCGCAGTTGGCAGTCTCTTTCACGGGCGCCTTCGGGTCGCGCGGGTACATCATCTTCACCTGGCCGCCATTGAGCCTGAACGGCTTGTCGAAGCGCACGCGCTGGCCGTCGATGATCACGTGGTTCTGGCGCGGTGCGAGCTTGCCGCTCTTGCGCCAGGTCTTCCAGCTCACCAGGCCGAACAGGTCGAAGTACTTCTCGGCCTGCGCCTGTGCGCCGGCGCTGTAGGCGCGCATCACCTCGGTGCTGACGATTGTGGCGCCGCGCTCGATGCCGCTATCCAGCCGGGCTGAAACCTTTTTCATGGCATCGAACGGCGACTGCGTGCCGATGATGACCAGGCCCAGTTCCTGATTCACCTGGTTCGCCATCGTGAGCGTGATGTCACGCACCTTGCTGGTCAGGAACACGCGCATGCCTTCGAGCTGGGCAGTGCTCACGGTCGGCAGCACGACGCCGGCGCGCACCTGCAGCGAGGTGGCCACGGCTTCGGATGCGGCTGCGACGGTGGTGAGCTGCGACGCGCCTGCCGCAGCCGCGGCGGTGTCGCCGTAGGCCTGAAGCGTGCGGCGCACGCTGGCTTCGAGCTGGGGCAGATACCAGGCCTGCCACTCGCTGGGCTGGGCCAGCAGCGTCGCGCTGATGTCGGCCGCGGCGAGCGCCAGCAGCCGGCGGATCTCAGCTTCGGTGTCGGCGACGATGCGCGTCAGTTCGCGCAGGGCGTCTTGCTCGGTTTCGTTCATGATTGACCGCAGCGCGCGTGCCTCATGCCTTCGAGAAACGAGTCGCGCGCCAGAATCTGCAGCGCACCCAGAAGCTCACGACTGTCGCCAACGAGCCAACGCAAGTCGTCGTACGCTTGTTCAGCCGCCTGGAAAATATGGCGGCGCTGCGCTTCTGTGAGTGTATCCGGCGTGTTCATTCCGCATCGGCAGTCGCGGTCTGCTGGGCCGGGTCAGGCGGGCTGATCGGCTCACGGAAGAAGTCCTCTTCCTGCCGGCGCTTCGCCTCGTCCTTCTGCCGCTTCTGGCGTTCTTCGCTCGCGGCCTTCAGTTCGGCGGCGGCGTCGAACTCCACGCCCAGCCGGCCAGCGATCTGCTGGATCAGCGACACACCCGTTTCCTCGGTCAGCAGGCCGCGGTCGATGGCGAGGATGACGCTGGCCACCACCTGCTGCATGGCCGCGGCCCACTTCGTGGTGTCGCGCGCGGTCAGCTCGGGGAACACGGCTTCGCACAGCAGCTGCGGGTCGTTCCAGCGCGGTTCGTTCGCGCGCGCCCCCAGGTACTTGCGCAGCTGGTAGCGGCCCACGTCCTGCAGGATGTGCTTCCACAGGCGTTGCCGCATGCTCATGACCTTGAAGGTCGGTTCGCCCATCTCGGCGCCGACCGCGCGATTCACGTCGCCGCCGCCGCCGAACCAGTGCTCCGGCAGCGTACCGCCGCCCAGGGCGTGGTTGCGGAAGAGGCGGGCCACCGCCTCGGAGTCGGCGCCGTTCAGGTCGGGCGCCACCGCCTGCCAGGCCTCGTTCTCGTTGTGCACGCGGATCGAGCGCGGGCCGGGCGTGCGCATTTCCTTGGCGCGCGCCTTAACCGTCTCCTCGTTCGCGCCGGTGAGCGTCACATCCCAGATGTGAGCGCGCGTGTCCTGCGCGCGCTCCAGCTCGTTGAACAGATAGGCGTCGTAACCGTCCAGCCAGTCGGCCACGGCCAGCAGGTCGCTGCGCCCGCGCTTGCCGGCCGCCAGCACATTCACCTGGTAGTAGAAGCATTCACCGTCGGTGAAGGTTTCGCGGATCGACTGCGTGCGCGTGGTGAACAGCTCGTCGTCGGGGCCATTGACGATGACGCGGTAGCGGCGCGCAACGCCGCGCGCATCTTTCGCGGTGACGATGCCTATCGGCTGCTCGGGGTTGTCGGGGTCATGCACGACCGTGGCGATCAGCGCGGGGTCGAGGTAGCCCAGGCGTACATGGCCGGTGTACTCATTCACGAAGGTGGGCCAGCACTGTTCGCCGAACATCGCCAGCTCGCGCACCTTGCGTTCCAACTTGATGTCCCAGCGGTTGATCGGGTCGTGCCAGAACTCGTCGAGCACCATCTGCAGCACTTCGTCTTCGTGCTTGAGCGCAACGCCCTCGGCCAGCATGAAGGCGATCGGCAGCTCGATCATGCGGTTGGCGAGCGCGTTGGCCTCCCACAGGTAGGCCGCCGTTTCGCGCATGCGCCATTGACTGGTGGGCGACAGGTCGCGCTGCGTGTCGCCGGACAGCCGGCGCCATTCATCGTCGTCGCCGTCGATGGTGAAGCCGACCGCCTCGGTCACACGGGCCGAGGTGGTTTCGGCGGGCGCATTTTCGGGGGCGTGGCCCACGAAGCGGAAAATGGAGTCGAGCAGCTTCATGCGAATACCTCGGGAAGGCTGTCAGAAACGGTCCGACCGGGGGGTATCGGGCGAAGGATGACCCGATGCCGCACCTCGGCACAGAAAACGCCTCTGAGGGGCTTAAAACGCGTCGAGGGTTTTACGGGGATCATCACCGCCCCCGTCGACCGATGAGGCCGCCCGCGCGGTGCTGGTCGATACCGAAGTCGCGCGGCCGGCGCGACAGGCTGCCCATGCCACCCACGCGCTGCGGCGCGTAGGCCTCGGGCTCGGCATCGACGGTGGCACCGGCGGCGGGTTCGCCTTCCTGCATCGTCGCCGACCATGCGAGCACGCCCGCGACGGCGCCGTCGCCGTGCCGGAAGCCGCCGTCGCTGCCCTTGTCGCGGCCTTCGTCCATGCGCGGCCGGCCCTTGTCGAGGATGACGCGGCGGTGGTCGGCCACTTCGTCTTCGCCGTGCGTGGTGGTGATCGAGCGATCTTCGAACGCCGCCTTGTACGGCGGGAAGTAGGTGGCGTACCAGGTCGGGCTGGCCATCACGCACTCGATGCGGCTCACGCCGTAGCGCTGCATCGCCGCCTCGGCCAGCTGCTGCCCGTTGCCGCGCGCATCGAGCTTGCCGTGGAAGAACAGCGGCAGGCGATCGACCAGGTAGAAGAACACGAACTGCTGGCAGTCGAAGGGCATGTTGCGCTCTTCGAGGTGCAGCGCCACCGTCCAGCGGCCGGGCGCCACGTCCTGCTGCAGCACCTTGGTGATCGAGAGGTCACCCGAGCGCCCGAAGTCGCGGCCCACCACCGTGCGGCGGCCGGCCATCGAGTCGATCACCGGCTGCAGGTTGTCGCGGCACCAGCGGTCCATCTCTTCCAGACGGTCGGGCCGCAGCACGAACTCCGGCGGGCGCGTGAGTCGCAGCGGCTTGATGTCCGGCGACTGGCAGCGCTCGACCAGGGTGCGCGGGATGTAGACGCCGCTGCCGGCCGCGGGGATGCAGTCGAGTTCCTGGGACGCCCGGTCGCCGTAGAAGGCATAGATGCTCTCGCGCCACTCCTCGCGGCTGTTCTCCGGCATCTGGTCGCCCATGACCAGCTTCACACGGTCAAAGAGGCCGTCGCGCAGGGCGTCATCGAACGTCGTCTGGTGAAGGCTGTAGTCGTACTTGCCCGCACGCACATCCTTCACCAGCAGATTGAACGGATTGTCCTCACCGTTGTGCGACGACATGATGTGCACGCGCCCGCCCCAGATCAGCAGCGCAAGTGCAGCGGTCAACAGACCGTCGAGGTCATCGTGGAACGCCGCTTCGTCGATCGTGACCTTGCCCTGCTTGCCGCGGATCGAGCGCGGACGCGACGACAGCGCGAGGATCTTGTGCCCGCTCGCGAAGTCGATCCGGAACGCCTTGATCTGGCGGAGGTCGCCGTTGGGGCCGATATCGTCGAACAGCGTTTCCTGCATCTGCCCGGCAGCGTACTGGAATGCGTTGGCCCACATCGCGCAGTCGTCGATGTACTCCCGGGTCATGTCTTCGCTGTAGCCGATGTACAGCGTGTCCATGCCCTTGTTGGCGCGCGAGGACAGCAGCACGCTATCGCACGCGTCCGTCCAGCTCGCGCCGATCCGGCGGCTCTTCGGCCACACCTTCACGCGAGCGGGATCGGCGATCCAGCGCTGCTGATACGGCAGCATCACCGGCGGAGTGGCCGGCTTCACCTCAGGCTGCATCGCCGCGCCTCCGTATGCGCCCGGTCAGAGTGAGCTTCCAGCCAGGCATGTCCACGCCGAAGATCATTTCGGCCGATGCGGCGGTGAAGCCGTACAGGAAGCCCACCAGGTCAAACCACCATTCCGGCACGCCATTGCGCGCAGCGACGCGCGGCCCCTCCAGTTCGAGGCCGCCGATATAGACCGGCACCAGCCCGCAGAACCACCCCACGTGCGTGTAATCGCGCTCGATCTCGGCGCGGCTCAGGCGCTTGAGCACAGCCATCAGCGACCACCTCGCGCAGTGCGGTGCGGCACCTGCTCGCGGAACCATTCGTCGCCGCAGCGCGGGCAACGGGTGTACTCCGCGCCCTCGTCCAGGCGGCGCTGATGCACGCGGTGCTCATGCAGGCAGCGACGATTGCCGCACGTCACGATGGGGTCACGGATGCGCAGATCCTGATTGTCGGCGACCACCGCCATCACCCAACGATGCCGAGGATGTTGGCGCGAATCTGCTCGATCGCGTCATCCGACAGCCCACCCGCACGGCCGACCTTCGCAGCCGCATCGGCCGCGGCGCGGGCGCGCTGGGCGACTTCGCCCTGGTAGCGCTTCAGCGTGACGCTGGCACGGGTGAGCGTGGCCACGTTCTTAGCGGCAGCGTTGAGCAGTTTCATGCGCTCGATCTGGTCATCGGCCTCTTCCACGGCCTGCATGTCGACCAGCGTGTTGAAGATCTCCGACTGCACGATGCTGATGATCGCGCCCGACCTGTCGTCTGCTTCGTCGGTGGCCAGCGCCGCGATCTCGCGGGCGGCCTGCGTGCTGGCGCGCACCGATTCCAGACGGCGCTGCAGCGCCTGGCCATACACGTGCACCGCGCTGCGGCCGATCTCGAAACCCTCTTCGCGCAGCCAGTCGGTCAACGCCTGGTAGCCGCCGAAGCCGCCTTCGGCCAGACGGCGGTCCAGCTCGGCGCGCAGTTCGGGCGACAGGTCGGTTTCGATCTTGGAGCGGGGCGGCATGTCAGCCTGCCCAGTACTTTGCCGGCCGAGCGATGCCCGGCTCGACGTCCACGGTGTATTCCACGACGTCGACGCCGTGACGCGTGAGGTCGGCCAGCCATACGCCTTCGGGCCGCTTGTTGAGGCACACCAGTTCGCGGTCGGCGAGGTAGTCCATCTCGCGCCGCACTTCGAGCGCGGTGGCGTCGGCATAGATGCCCTGCAGCACCTGCAGCACCACCGCCTCGTGGATCTCGACCGGGCGCGAGTTCTGCAGCGTGAGCAGGATGATCCAGCGCATCTGTTCGCGGCGGGCTTTCTGAAGGTCGGGCGTCATTTCTGGTTTCCTTGTACTTGTGCCACCTGTATCTGCACGTTCTCGACGCGCACGTGGATGGCGTCGAGCTTGGCTTCGATGACCGTCTGCATCCGCACGTGGTCTTCGCGGCGCACATAGGCCACCGGCAGTTCTGCCCGCAGCTCCAGCAGGTCGCGCTCGATGCGCTGCCAATTCACGCGCTCTTGCTCCTGCCCCCGCATGAGGGCCGCAAACCGCTCGTCCTGCCCTTCGAATCGCGCATCGAGCAGCTTGGAAAACTGCGAAATCAGCACGCGCCCCAACGCCCATGCGACGCTGGCCAGCGCGCCGAAGACGCTCAGCCAGGTGGTGATCTGTTCGGGAGTGATGTTCACGCCGCTCGTCCTTCATTCAGTCCGGTTGAAATCTCTTTCATCTGGCCGTGCCGCACGACCCGCGCCGTATGCACGCCCTCGGCCGCCAGGCGGCGCACGATCTCGTCGCGCGTCGGGCGGTTCATCACGCCCTTCATGGCGAGCACGGTGGCCGTTCCGTCGCCGGGCTTCAGCACGGTGAAGAGCAGGTCGTACGGCGCCTTGCGCTCGTAGCCGTCCGGCTCGGCATAGCCGCGCACGATGTACTGCACGGCGTCGAAGTGCAGATGCAGCGGCAGCGCCTTTTCGGTGCTGTGTTCCGTGACCTTCACCGCTTTTGTCACCATTGCAGCCACGCCCCCACGCCGATGAAGTACTCCGCCTGCACGCCCGGCCGCTCGCCGTTCAGCGGCATGTCGGCGCTGGCGAGCGCGCCCAGTCGCAGTTCTTTGACCTGCGCAATCTGGGCGCGCGCCTGCGCTCGGATGGTCGGCTCGCCGCGCTTCAGGCCCAGATACACGCCGGCGTCACTGCGCACGGTGGTATCGAGCCAGGGCAGCGGATCGTCGACGACGTACTGGCGTGTTTCGCCGGTCTCGGTATCGAGCACGGCGGTCACTGTCTGGGGGCGGTCGCTGGCGGCGATGCGCGAGGACTGCAGCACCACGGCCGCTTCGTCGGCCTGCACCGCCTGCGGCAGCTTCACCGCCGCCTTGGCCTTGGGCGCGTAGGTCTTGACCGGCTTGGGCGGCACGATCCAGTCGACCGGCACGGCCTCGATCTGCGGTGCCTGCGTCGCGACGGTGGCCACATCGCGCGCGCGGGCGGGCTCGGGCTCGCCGGTGAAGCTCTTCCACCATGACCACACGAAGGACACAGCGGCGCCGATCATGATCAGCGCCACAAAGAAGACCACCGCGAAACGGAAGCCGTCGCGCGAAGCAGCCCCGATGCTCACAGCCCGCTCCGCCCGACACTCGCCTGGCGTATCACCCGCCCGACGATGATGGCCAGCGCGATCCAGCGCACCCAGTGCTCGGGCAGGTACTGCGTCAGCGCCGGCAGGTAGTCGTACGCCACGTCGAGCGCCAGCAGCAGGCCGGCGAGCTGCACGCTCAACAGCTTGTGCGCGCGCTGCCAGTCCTGGATCGGCGCAAGCGTGACCGGGCCGAGGCGGATCATCGGCGCGCCCGCACCTTCCGCCGCGCGCGCTCACGGCGCACGGCAAGGCGCTTCGCTGCAGCCCGCTGCTCGCCGGCCACCGTGCGGCGCACGCGGTGCGGTGCGTGCAGGCCGGTTTCGACCGACTGCATGCGCACGCGCGGTGCGCGCATCAGCGGCGCCCAGATCTCAGATATGGTGCGCGCGGCCTTCGCCGCAGACGCGCCGAACGCCGCCATTTGCAGCGCGCCCCAGATGAATTTTCCCAGCTGTCTCGATTGCATCACTTGCCCACCTCCGGCGCCGTGTGTTCGGCCAGCGGCTGCATACCGCCCGCCAGCCAAGTCGCAACGTCGAAGCCGGGGCACACCTTCACCCACTCGTTGCGCGTGATCTTCCCGTTGCGGTCGAGGTCGGGGCTCAGGTCGCGATGACCGGCTACACCGACCAGGCGCGCCGGCGTCACCGGCTGCACCGGCACCCGGTTCGCGGCACAGAGTTCGCGCACCAGGTCGGCAAGCTGCGCCCACTGGGCGGGCGTGTAGCGCTGGATGCCGACCAGGCAGATCGCGAGCGCGCCGGTGTTGTGGCCCTTGGCGTGCGCAGGCACCTCGTTCGGGTGACGGCCGGTGAATACCGCGCCGTTGCGGGCGATCACGAAGTGATAGCCGACCGCGCGAAGGTGAGGGTTGAAGGCCTTGACCGCCGGCGCCTGGCGGCGGAAGCCGCGGTCCCAGTGCCAGGTGTCGATCTCGTCGACCGGCGTGCGCAGCTCGCGGCCCGAGCCGTAGAACAGCGTGCGGTCATCGGGCGTGGCGGAACAATGGATCGCAACCAGCGTGGTCCTGCGCTGGGCGGCGAAAACCGGTTCGGCGTTGGCGGCAGGTGTAGAGGCGGGGGTGGCGGTGTTCATGCGGCCATGATGGCCGCGGGGGGAAGGCGCTTACATGCTGAACGCGTTCAGCGCCGGTGCTGCGGGAAGGGTTTCAGCCTAGCATGAAGTCGAGCCGGAAGTCTGCCAGGCCGGTGGTGCCCAGCAGGAACATGGCGATGATCAGCCAGCCGACGATTTCGGCGAGAGTGCGCATTGTGCTCGATCGGTCACCACTGCCAGCGACTCGCCCGGGTCGGCGAAGAACGATATCGAATTGAAGTTCGCGCAGACGCGGCAGTTGATTTGCTCGGCAAGCGCCAGCATGCAGCGCGCCGCATCGCCAATGTCGGTACCGACCTGCACATCGACCTGAACCGAAATCAGCGGGCTCGCCACAGCCGTCTTCCTGGAAACCGATTCCGGAACGCGCAGGCCGAGCGCCTGATACAACCGCTGTGCGAGCACATGGTCCCACCCGGACAGGTAGCGCGGGTTCAAGTCCTGCAACGCGTCGAACCACTGCCGCACCAGGTGCGCTTCAGGGGTGTTCAGGGTGATCACCGCATCGGCGTCGCGGCGGTGCGGATTGGGCGGCGCGGGGCGGTGGGGGTTGGTCGCTACCATGTTCTGTCCTCTCTTGTTTGTTACTCGACACCCGCCACCACCTCGCGACGGTGGCGGGCGTCTATCTCACTTGCCTTCGGGACGCTTGTCCAGACCCTGCGCCGCAAGCACGTCGGCCACATCGTCCACGTGCAGACAGTCGCACATGCATGCGTAGTCCGTCGCCGACTGAACGACCGCAATGTTGCCATTGCAGTAGTCGTTGCCGGGCGTCGCACTGTGAAGAACGCCGAAGGCGACAACCTTGCCGCCTTCCAGCTTGACGATCTTGTCGCCGTTCTTGGCCTCGCGACCGTTTCGATAGTGCATGACAAATCTCCAGTTGTGCCGGTCTTCGTGACGGGTGATCGGCCGACCCGTGTTCAATCAAACAGACTCAGGTTCCGCTTGTCCGCCATCGCGCCCGCGCCGCTGAGCAGCTTCTGCATGCCGCGCTCTGTCATGCCTTCGGACAGCGCGAGGTCGCGGGCGGACTCGCCGCGGTAGAAGCGTTCGACCAGGCGATTCACGTAGCGGGCGCGGATGGCCAGCTTGCAGCTCGGCACCACGATGACGGTGCCGCCGTACTCGTCGCTCAGCTTCTGCGCGGCGTCGAGGCCGATGCAGGCGACGATGGGGTGCGGGCCGTTCTCCTGGTTGTCGATCTCGGCGCGCAGCGGCACATACAGCCGCACGCCCGGCCAGCGGCCAGCCAGCGCGAAGGTGGCGGCCTCGCCGATGCGCGCGACCAGCTCGGCCGCGAAGGCCGGCAGCAGGTCGGGATCGAGGTCGAGCGCGTGCATGATCAGTCCGCCAGCTCCACACCGGCGCGTGCGGCCCAGCCCTTCAGCGACTCGATCACGCGCGAGGCCTCGGCGGTCGACAGCCACTCGGGCGCGCTCATGCGCGTCTGCCGCTTGAGCCAGGCCGACAGCGCGGCGGGCGAGCCGTCGCGCACCACGCCGGCTTGCGCGAGCGCTGCCCACAGCGCCCTGATCTTCTCCGCCTGGCCGTCGCGCGGCTTGCGCTGCTTGCCCACCGTCGCGCCGCAGCTTTTCAGGTGCTCGATCACGCGCTTGCGGCCGGTCCAGTCGAGATCTGCCGCCGAGCGCACGCGGGCGAGCGCAAACAGCATGTCGCGGTAGGCGTCATCCTCCAGCCCGAGCTGCTTGGCGCCGATCTTGATCTGGGCGATCTCGGCGCGGCGCAGATCGTCGGCCGAGCGCGCCGGGCGTGCCTTGCGCTTCTTGGCCGGCTCGGCTTCGTGCTTGCCCACCCGCACGCCGGGCGCGATCTCGGTCATGCTCATAGCTTGACCTCGCCGTCGTCGATCACGCTGTCGTCGGTCATGTTGATGGCGACTTCCTCGATATCGTCGGCCAGGCGCGTCAGCTCACTCAGGTTGAACTGATCGCGGCCGTCCCACTCGCCCGCCATCGCGAGCAGCTTGGCGCGTATGGTGCGCAGCGACCGGCGCTGATTGCCGGCCAGTTGCTTGTCGGTCACACCCATCGCTTCCACCCTTCTTCCGCGGTCCAGTTCATGAGCCAGGTGTTCAGCCCGTCATCGGTCACGATGCGACCACCGGCCCGGCCAACCGCACGCAGCAGCGAATCGGCAGCATCGAGCACGGCATCGTTGCGCGCCTCGTCGCTGGCGTCCCAGCGCACCGCAGTGCGCCAGGCGCCGGACTGCTTCACCTGGAACTGAACGGGGCGCTCAGCCATGACGCACCTCCGGATAGCCGTTGTGCTCGACGCCATCGAGCAGGCGGCCGGCGGCCTTCTTGCCGACACGATTCACAAGCGTCCGGCCGTCGAGCCGCACATTGCCGGCAGCCTTAAGGCGCTCGCCGTCATCGAACGGCGGCACGTAGCCTTGCGACATCAACAGGGAATCGCCAGAAGGCATGACGCCAGCCGTGTCGCGCAGACCCGGGCGCTCGCCCCAGTCATCGGGCGTCCACTCCCCCCACTGCTTGAACAGGAACGGCACGCCGCGCGCCGCGCACTGGTCGCGCAGATCGCGAGCCCACTGCGGGTGCATCGGCCGTGCGTGCGGGCCGCTCTCGCCGCCGCAGATGACCCAGTGGATACCTGCACCGGCGGCGGTCGTGATGTGGCTGCACCAGCCGTCCATGTCCTGTCTGTCGTCGTCGCGGACGGGGCGTCTAAGCTTGAGGTCCACCGCAGACAGCATCGGCTCGACGCTGAGAAACCGCACCGCCGCCGGCGCCTTCAGCAGCAGCGGCACCCGCTCGTCCGCCGCTGCCTGATCCTCGACACTCACGCCCAGCCAGACGTTCGGAAGCGGCCACTTGCCGGCGATTGCGACGCGCAAACCTTCGCCATCGTCCGGCAGCACGCGCGATGCCAGATCGGCGCACAGGAAGGGGCGCCAGTCGTCGCCGGGATATTTCTCGTGCAGCGACGCCGAATCGAACTCGGCACGTTCCGGGTGCGCGTCCAGCCAAGCGAAGAAATCCAGCATCCGCTGCGGGCGTTTGGTCAGCACCTGGAAGCTGTGCCAGCTCGCCCCGGCCATCACGCCGAACACGGCCGCGATGAACTCGAACGGCACCGACTCATGGAACAGGTCGGACATCGAGTTCACGAAGATGCGGCGGGGCTTCGTCCAGCGGCACGGCAGCGGTAGCGCGTCCGCGTGCGTTGCCACTTCGGTGAAGTCGCGGCCGAAGTACTTCGTACCGGGGTTGGCCGACAGCCGCGCCCAATCGCGTTCGGCATAGCAGTGCTTGCAGCCCTGGCTGACCTTGCTGCAGCCGGTAATCGGGTTCCAGGTGGCGTCAGTCCATTCGATGCCGGTCTTGTCAGACATAGGGCAACTCCGCTGTGTGCTCTTCCATGCTCAGAACCCACGTCACCAGATCTTCGATGCGCTTCACCTTGATGCCCAAGCGGTGCGCGACATGCACCTCCAGGTGTGCGCCCTTGCTGTCTTCCCAGCCGGGCAAAAGGGCGACGGTGTCGCAGTCGCACAGCGCGCGAATATCGGCGCGCAGGCACTGTTCCCACGTCAGCGTGGTGTCCTCATTGATCTCCGCCGGATTGACCACCTCGTAGCCGACCGCGCGCAGCTTTGCCGCAGCGCCGTGGAAAGCGGGAAAGTTGTGCTCGGGCAGACCGGACATCGGGCCGCTGATGTAGATGCGCTTCATCACGCACCGCCTTTCACAACCGGCTTCGGGCCGCGCAGCGCTTCCATCCACTGCGGCGCTTCGCCTTCCCCGTGCTCCGCGACGAACTCGGCCCAGCAAGCGGCGTACTCCTTGTGCGCTTCGTTCCAGCGGGTGTTCGCCTCATGGGCATCCGCGGCTGCGTCGCGCTGCCTTTTCGCGATGGCGTTGAGCTGATTGAGCTTCACCAGAACGGCGCGGCGCTCTTCGAGAGTGGGGTAGCTCATCGCATCACCCCATCAATCCACGGCTTCACGATTTCCCATAGCAGCGGCACGACTTCGAGAACCCCCCAGGCGATGTACACGCCGAGCACAACGAACACCAGCAAGAGACTGGACAGCTCACGGTTCCGGAACGAGTACATGTCCTTATCGCTTCGTCGCCCGACCAGGATCTTCAACGCCGCCCAGATCACCGGCAGCTCGCCCATCAGCACCCAGCGCCCCACCATGCCCACCAACATGCAGGCCAGCACGAACGCCACCAGATCAACACCCTGAAACGAATACATCGCCTTCTCCTTTCGTCTGTCTGATCACACCGTGAAGCCCCGCACGCGAGGCTTCCCGCTGGGGTCAGTTCAGCGCGTCGATAAGGGGTTTCGCCGGCTTGAACGTCACGGTCACCTTCTCCGGGATCTGCACCTCGTCGCCGGTGGCCGGGTTGCGGCCGGTGCGGGCGGCGCGGGTCTTGGGTTTCAGCTTGCCGATGCCGGGCAGCGTGACTTCCTCGCGGGCGACCTCGATGGCCACGACTTCGCCCAGGGACTTCAGGATGTGCTCGACGTCCTTCTTCGGATGGCCGGACACGTCGGCTACGGCGCGGATGAGTTCTTGCTGGTTCATGCTGTGGTGCTCCTGGTGGTTGGCCGGTCACCCGGCGGGGTTGAAACTGAGGCGGCGGCAGCGTCGAGTGCGCCGGCGGGGTCGGGCAGCGTGTCGGCCGGGCGGGTGCCGATGCGGGCGGCGAGGATGGCAAGGTGCTGCCACTGCTGGGCGCGCCAGCCGTCGAGGCCTATCAGCAGCAGGCCAATGAGGCCGAAGACCGCGATGGCCCACAGCGGCACCTCGACCATGAGGTTCATGACTTCTCGCATGTCGTCAGCCCTCCGAGTTGCAGCAGCTCGCCCTTCAGGGCGGCGATCTGCTCTTCCTGCCGCGCGATGAGCGCCTGGTCGTTGCGGATCATTTCGCGGCCGATGATGGTGGCGTCGCGCAGCTCTTCGATGCGGCGGCGGATGCGCCACACCGCGAGCCGGTGGCGCAGGCGCGCGACGACACCGGGCGCGCGGTAGGTGTCGATGTAGGCGCCGGGCATCACGCCACCTCGCGGGAACGGGTTTTCGCGGTGGCCTTCGCCTTCTTCTTCGCGGGCTTGTCTTCGTCGGCGACGCGCCGCTGGGCGTCGGACAGGATGGCCTTCACCAGCTTGTCGACGTCGCTCTCGCCGATGCTGATGAATGCCTTGTCGGCACCGCTCACCAGGCGCACGCCGATCTTTGCCAGCTGGCGCTGTTCGAGCTGCGCCAGTGCGTCGGCGACCAGCGTCTTTTTCTCCCGCACCAGCAGGTCGTACAGCTCGGGGTGCAGGTCTTCGATGCGCTTGATCACCAGGTCATCGTCGCCCCAGTCGAGCGAGTCTTCTTCCTTTCGATAGCCGCACTTCACGCCATCGACGGTGAGGCTGCGCGGCGACTGGAAGAGGCTCGGCGACGCTTTCAGCAGAGTCGCCAGCTCGGCTTCGGCTTCGGCGCGCTGCGCCGCCGCTTCGTCGATGCCGGCGCGGTGCTTCTCGGCGATGGGTGCGACAGCCGCGGCCAGCTCGCGCTGCTGCAGCTCGGCGCGCACGGTCAGTTCGCGGTTGGCAATGGCGAGGCGCTGGGCGGCTTCGCGGATGGCCACCAGTTCAGGCGGGGGTGCGGTCTTCTTGCTCATGGTCGTTTCCTTGTTCGGGTTGGTACACGGGTTGAACAATCAGGTCGGTCAGTCGGTAGGCCTGTCGGCGCGAGGGGGCGCGCTTGTAGGCTTCGAGGCTGACCATCACGGTGTCGTCGCTCAGCACATTGACGACGTAGCCGAAGCGGTTCCGGTAGTGCCGCGCCTGGTGCGACACGCGCACACGGCGACCGATCAGCGGGTGTTTCGGGTTCTCGGTGGTCATGGCGTCAGGTCTCCAGCCGCAGCTGGCCCAGCAGCTCGGGCAGCGGGATGCGGCGCAGGCGCGCTTCGAGCTGCAGGCTCTTCATTGCCCGGGCGCGCAGGAAACGGCAGGTGTCTTCCACTTCGCTGGCACGGATGGCGATGTAGTAGCCCTCGCGCGGGGTGCCGCAGATGGCGATGCCGTCTTCGCGCAGCTCGGTGATGAGCGTGCGCAGGTGGCGCTCATGGCAGTTGAGGCGGGCGCACAGGCGGCGCGCGGTGACGCCGCGGTGCGCGCCGCTGTTGCCGTTCTGCGCCAGGCTGGCGAGCAGATCGCTCTTGCTCGCGATGCGTGGCTGCTTGCCGTGCTGGGAATGCGACTGGGAATGTGGCTGAGACAAGGACATGGCGGGTTCCTCAGTGCGTGCCGCTGCCGGGCCGGATATCGGTCAGGTAGGGCGTGACCAGGCCGCACAGCTGGGCGAAGCGCAGGGCCTCGGCCGGCGCGAGCGTGAGGCTCACGCCGCCCTTGGCGAGCTGCATCGAGCCGTCGCTGTGCAGGCACCAGGTGGCGGTGATCTCGTCGCCACCGGCCGCGGTGGCGTTGGCGCGCTCCGCGGCCGGTGTGGGTGCAACGCTGCAGGCCTCGGCGAAAGGTGCACTCGTTGGAGTAACCAATCCTGCAGAGCCGGTGTTTTTCCCCACCTCCAGCTGGGGGGCTGTCGTTCGTTGAACGGCGGGCCTGTTGAGGTGCATGGCGAGGGTGTCGCTGCCAGCCTCGGCGCACTCGACCCGGCCCTTCAAGCGAGGGGAGCGAGGCGATGCCATCGTCACCAGCGTTTCGCGCGTGACGGCAACAGCGAGAGCAGCGGCGGCGCGCGGCGGCAGCTTCTGGGGCTTCAGATCGCCCCGCGTATCGGGGTCGAACTTGGCTTTCCACTCCTTGTAGCTGCGGCCCTTGGCTGTTTCACTGAGCCGGTATTCGGCGATCTCCCTCATGACGCCGCGGCGGTCCTGTGCCTTGACGATGCAGCTCACCAGGTAGCGATTGGCCAGCGGGTGCTTGAGCATGGTCTGCAGGTTGGTCCCGATGCTCGGGAACGCCTCGCGGATGTCCGTGCTGCGCACCACGCCGTGAGCGGCGATGTAGTCGCACAACTGTTCGGTGACGCCGCTGTCTCTTTCCATCGCCGCCGCCCTCGCTCAGTGGCCCAGCTGCTCGACCCAGATGCAGCGCACGCCGCAGATCTGGAACTGCCCGTGACGGAACTGCCTGCCGGTCGCCTCGTCGGTCGACCAGTGGTAGTACGCGGCTTCGTCGCGCTCGACGCGCTCACGCAGCGCTTCGCATTCGGCGAGGTGGATGGTCGGCAGCGCACCCCATGCCATCTGCACGTTGATGATGCGCAGCCCCATGTCGGTCAGCACGCCGACCGCCTGCGCGATGGCGATGGTGGCGTTCAGGAACACGGCGTTGAGCGGCGAAACCGGCTCGGGCACGGTGCGTTGCGGGCGCACATAAGAGACAGTCGCGCTCATGTCAGCAGCTCCGCACGATGTTGGCGTCGACCTTGGCCGCGCCCAGGTGGGCGGCTTCGTTCATCGCCTTGGTGAGCAGGTTGCCGACCAGCAGCGGGTAGCACATCGAAACCCGCTCTTTCGCCTGGCCGACGCTGACCAGCGCCACCAGCCGCTGGCGCACGGCGTCGTAAGCGTCAGCGGCGAACACCTTGCTGGCGTCGACGTTGATCACCTTCAGCCGGTGCGCGACGAAGTCTTCGAGGTCGGAGTCGAGCGGCAGCAGCGTGTGCACTTCGAGGCGGCGGGCCACTTCGCGCGCCACGCCGGCAGCGTTGGCGTTGAGCTTCTTGGTCAGCTCGGGCTGACCGATGAGCACGATGGACAGCAGCTTCTGCCAGCCCACCTTGAACTCGTGAAAGCGCTTCAGCAGCTTCAGCGCGTCGACCGTGAGGTCGTGCGCCTCTTCGAACATGAGCGTCGTGTGCTGCCCGGCCTCGGCCGACTCGGCGAGCAGCTTGTGCGCCAGCCGACTCAGCGTTTCATTGCTCGACGGGATCTTCGCATCCGAGTCGAGATCGCGCACGATGGCTTCGAGCACGGCTCGGCCGCGCACTTCGCTCTTGTCCGGCGTGCTGACGTTGAGCAGGCGCACCGGCAGTTGCTCGCGCTGGATGCGGTCGCGCAGCAGGTCGATCAGCGTCGATTTGCCGGCGCCGGATTCGCCGACCAGCGCGAACAGGCGGTTGTTCTTGACGGCGTCCCACAGGGCTTCGTTCGCATACAGCTGATCGGGGCCGAGAAACACTTCATCGGCGCCGTGCAGGTCTTGCGGGAACGGTTCGCGGAACATTGAAAAATGCTTGCGGGCTTGGGGTGACAGCATGGCGGGCTCCGGTGCGTGGAATTCCTGATCGGGGGCGGGAACGTCGTTCTTGCGCGGACGGATGCGCGAAAGGTCGGGCGCGGCGTCGATCTCGGAACCGAACAGGTCGGCGTGATCGGCTTCGGCCAGGCCGCGGCTGCGCAGGTAGTCGCGGATCTGCTTCTCGATCCATTCGCGCGGGGTGCGCTGCGGCCATACGTCGCGGCTGAGGATGGTGGTCACGGTGGATCGCGCCAGCAGCTCGCCGTCGGTGCCGCGGATTGCCAGTCGCAACATGCTGTGAGATATGCCGTTGGCGGTCATGACTTCGCGCAGCTTCATCGGACGCGTCCATTCAAGATTCGGGTTGATGTAGGCGGTACCGGCCGGTGTCGGGATGGCCCGCAATGTGTGTGTGCTCACGTGGTAACCTCTCGTCGTCGTTGCAGTCCGGGCGGTTTGCGATCTGGTGCAAGTTCGCTTGCAATCGCAATCCGCCCACCCTCGGCCCCGGTGTTCGCAGCACCGGGGCCGAATTCCTTCCGGGCTCAGCCCGTTGCCTGCTGGCGCTCGGCGCCGCGCAGTGCATCCACCTCCGCCTGCAGCCAGTCGGCCGGCACGAAGCCATCGCCGAACTGCGCCGACAGGCGCGCATACAGATCGCTGCTTTTGTCCCCCGCCGTGCGCAGCCGTCGCACGGCCTGCGTGATCTCGACGTTCGGTAGGTCGCGCGCGGCGATCTGCGCGCCGTGCTCGCGCCCGCGCTTGGGCAGGTAGGCAGGCAACTGGGCGCTTTCGATATGAGCGAACGGGTTCAGCGTGATGCCGCCGTCGCCGGTGAAGGCGGTGCGCTGCGCGCGCTGGCGCTTGGCGTCATCCATGCTGGGCAGGCCGTAGGCCTCTTGCGCGATGCGGTCGAGCTGGCGCTGCGCCTCGTTTTTCGGCGCGCCCTTGTAGCCCTCACCGATCACGGCGCCACCGGCTATGAAGCCGTACTCGTTCAGCTCGGCCGGTGACACGGTGTAGGTGGCCACCGTGCCGTCGGGCGCATCGACCAGCACATCGACATCCGGCAGGCGGTAGGCATTGACCACCACGCGCACCTTCTGCTTGGGATACACGTCGGGCAGGTGGCGCAGGGTGTAGATCGCGCTCTTGTGGCCGGGGCAGGCGTAGCTGATCGACAGGTCACCGGTCACCGTGCGCTCGACCGGGCGCGACACCACCAGCTCGCGGCACAACTCGACCGGCGGCGCCAGTACGAGCTGGTCTTCGCGGATGCGTGTCCATGCGCCGAAGCGCGTCATGCCGTGCCGGCTGTGGCGTTCGGTGGCGCAGTAGGCGACGCGCCAGCGGTGATGCCAGGTGTTCAACGCGTCGATGTCGGCCGGCTTCCACTGGCGCAGCAGGCCTTCGAACTCGCGCTCGATCAGGTTGTGCAGGCCCTCGACCATGCCCTTCGCGCGCGGGTTCTTCGGGCGGTGCTGGATCACCTGCACGCCCAGGCGCTCCAGAAGGTTGCGGCTCGTAGCGGCACGCGCGGCGGCACCGGGGTCGAGCATCAGGATGCGCGGCACGCCGTGGAAAGGCTGGCCGGCGCGCTGCTGGATGGCGCGGATGAAGAACTCGTTGAAGCTGGTCGAGTCTTCCGCGCCGGCGTGGTAGTCGCTGTAGAACGCGCCGCTGGTGTGGTCGACGATGGCCCAGCGCAAACACAGGTCGCGCGCCACACGGGCGACCGCGTCTGGCTTGTTCTTGTAGACGTCCGTGTCGTCGATGGCCTTCACGCGCAGCCCGCCTTCGGGCGCGTAGAAGATGACGCACACCGAGCAATCGACCTGCCACACGTGGTTAGGGTGCAGGCTCACCAGGTTGGTGTGAGCGCTCGGCACGGCGAGCTGATCGGGGTGGCACTGATGCAGGCGCATCGCCCGCGAAAGCGTGCTGGTGGAAAAGCTGACCACTTCGCCGGTGTCTTCATCCACCGCGCCGAGTCCGTTTGCGATCAACTGCCGGGCCGCACCCTTGATCGTCATGGTGCGCTTGCCGTTCGCGCGGGTGGCCAGCGCCACCAGACCGCCGCCGATTCGCGCCACCTCTGCCGGAACGCGCGTGGTGCCGGCGTCGCTGCGCCGCTTCCGTGCGCGCGTCAGCCCCAGTTCGCCCATGCGCTTGTACAGCGTGGCCTGGCTCATCTGCAGGCGCTCGCACGCCTCGGCGACGATGGCATTCTTCGCCCCGTGCCCGGCGCTGGCGATGCGCGTGGCGTAGGCGCGCAGCAGGTCGATGATGGCGAGGTCGGCGGCGTGCATGTCAGGCCCCGACACCCTTGGACATACCCTCGACGGCGCTCAGCCACTCGGGTTCGACCACTGCCTGGAAGTCGACGTCCATTTCACGCTCGCGTGCGATATCGGCGATGCGCTGGAACGCGAAGTTCAGGCTGTCGGTCGCGATGCGGCGCAGGCTGACGGCGTTTCCGCCGCCTTGTGACGCGTGCGCCAGGATGTCGGCGATCGCCACATCGAAGGCCTCGACCTGCGCCAGCAGCGCGAGCGTGGCGCCCTGCACCTGCTCGACGGCGTGGCGATCGGCCGCGCGGGCGGCGCGTACCCTCTCGTCCTTCGTGCCGTGCTGCAGCTTTTCCAGCTCATCTTCCAGCTTCTCGATGCGCTGATTGCGATCGCTCAGGCGCCGGTCCTTCGCTTCGGCCTCGGCGATGCCCTTCTCACGCTCTCTGCGGATGGCGGCGCGCAACTCGCTGGTGCTCATCGCGTCGATTTCGTCGATGGTGCCCAGATCGCTGTCGCCGTCGGCCACCGCCTGCAGCTCTTCGTCGTCGAGCGCGACCAGTTCGAGCAGCTTGCTGCGGCCCAGGCCGAGCACGCTGTTGCGCTGTTCGCCCGTCAGCGCTGCGCTGAACTTGCGGAAGGTCTGCATCAGCTTCTGTGCCAGGCGCTTTTCCATACCGACCTGATCGAGCAACGCGACGAACTCTTCCGCCGGCTCGTTGGCGCGCACCCAGCACAGCACGCGGCCGATTTCGTACATGACCAGGCTGGCGTTCGCCATCAGCCCCTGAATCGTGGTGATCGCTGCGGATCGGCTGTACTCGGCCTGTTCAAGCTGCTGCGCGACCTGATTGATCATCGCCGCGCCGGACTGCTGCAGCGTCTGCAGCGCATGCGTGGCCTGCGGCGTGTCGATACCTGTTTCGACGGCCTCGACTTCGGCTTTCTTGGGGCGTGCCATGTTCTTGTGATCTCCGTTGGTTGAGGAATCAGCCGCCGACTTCTGCGATGGCGGCATTGATGCGCTGGCGGCGTTCGGCGGTGCGCGTGGCGATGCGCGTGAGTTCGGCATCGGTGGCGGCGTGGATCTGCGAGCACGCGACCGACAGCGCCCAGTGCTGGCTGTCGTCGTACTGGATCACCATCTGCTCGACGGCCATCGCGCGCAGTGTGTTGAGGACGGTGCTGGCGTTCTCGCCCAGCGCCTTCGAGATCTGCGTGAGGCTCAGCCCGCGGTCCGTGTGTCCCTTGAGCACCTTCATGATCTTCATCGCGCGCAGCACTGCGCGCTGACTGGTGGCGTCGCTCTTGTCGCTCACAGGTCAAGCTCCGGTTGGTTGTGCTTCGCGACGTTGGCGCGGTGCCATGCGAGCTGATTCAGCCCGGCGGTCACCGACGCCAGCACCTCGTCGGCGCTCTTCTCGTCGCGGTAGAAGGACAACAGGTCACCCACCGCGGCGTGCAGCGCGGCCTGCAGGTTGCTGATGTCGTCGGGCGTCGCCGTCTTGCCCTTGGGAATGTCGAGCAGCAGCTGGCCGCTCGCGCTGGCGTTCCAGCGGCTGATCAGGTTGATGCCGCATGCAGCCTCGAAGGCCAGCACCAGCCCGACCGGCAGCCGCGCCTCGCTGATGTACTTGTAGAGCGTGTCCCGGCTGTTGATGCCGCACAGGTCCGCGATGCGCTCGACGCTGAGGTTTCGCGCGTCCTTGGCGTACTCGATACAGCCGTACAACGCGTCCTTCAGCGTGGCCGGAACGTACGACTTCCAATACGCCCGCCTTCTTGGATTCAGGCCCACGACGCACCCTCCAAACAAAGAGCGCTGTTGCGTCCGGGTGAATTCCGTTTCGCGTCGTAAAATTCAGTCATCGCTGAACGAACATTGGGAAGGCAGATGAACACGGCTTCAAACCACCTCTTCGGCTTGAGCAGGAGATCGGGCGCTTGCGATCTGGAGTGCACGGTGCAGCCGCGCAAGAACGTTCGGCGCGCTGCGCGTGTATCGATCCGGGTAGGCGCCCGGCCAAAGCGTGTCCACGGGCACCTCAAGGAAGGCGGCGATCGTGTTCGCGATGAATCGGCTCTTCGACTCGCCGTAGATGACGCGGCGCACCGAAACCGGGGACTTCCCAACCACCCGAGCGACCTCGGACATGGAAGTCCCTTGGGCGCGCAGCATCTGAACAATGCACTCAGGGGTTACCGATTCCTCACCGTGCGCCGATGTCGACGCTCCTAGTTCGGGTTTCATTTTTGGGGTCAT